GCAGGAAATGATTGCGAGTGCCCGTGAGCGCTTTTCAAAGTTTGGCTCGGGTTCTTTCGAAGATATTCCGGTGACGGAGCAGGTCTATGAGGGAGTTACTTTACCGAAGATATCGTTTGAACCGCATCGGCGTTCCAATCTGCGGTGGCAGCAGGATGTTGATAGAGCCACGTACAGGGGCACTTTCGACCTCCCTATGTTTACATCGAAGAGCGCTGTTGCCGACACTCCCATAGCAAAGGAGCTCATTGAGCACTATGGGGAAGAGTATCGGCGCTTTGCGCCGGACTTACGCTCATGGCGACCCATCGATTTGATGTATCGCCAATCCCTTATTGATGCTCCGTGTATTGATAGCGAAATTCTCAATCGCGCATCTGAAGACTACTTTTTAGGTTTGGATAGGATGCGCTACGTTGAACCGCTGAATTGCACGGAATCTGTGTTCGGTGTACCTAGCCGTAGGTTTGTGAACAGTATCAATTTCTCGACGTCTTGTGGCTTTCCTCTTAGTGGGAAGAAGCGCTTGTACCTTGAGGAAGACTACAGGGACGGTCGTTGGGTGACCTGTGAGATCACGACTGCTGTTGATCGGCTCGAAAAGCAATATCGTGCTGGTAAACGAGGTGGAGTGTTTTTTAAAGCTTGTTTGAAAGATGAACCTGTTTCATTGAAGAAGCTTGAAAAACACAAAACCCGCGTTTTCACTGGTTGTCCATTTGCCTATCAAATTCTTTTCCGGAAATTTTTCCTTCCTCTGATTGAGGTAGTTCAGGAGAATAATCTGGAATGGGAGTGTGCTATAGGTGCTAATCCGCGTTCTCGTGATTGGACTGATTTTCGCTATCATATCGTTGGAGTCGCTAACGATGCAAATTGTTGTATCGACGGTGATTTCAGTGCGTATGACAAGCGTATGTCCCCGCAGCTATTACATTGCGCATTCGATATTCTCATTGAGTACGCAATGCTATGTGGGTACAGAGATGAGGACAAGATCGTCATGCAAGGTTTAGCGCACGACATCATTTATGCGAATGTCATAGTACAGAACGACATCATGATCTTTCCTGCGATGCACGTGAGCGGTGAACCCGCGACTGCTGTCATTAATTCTATTGTCAACAGTTTGCTTATGAGGAGCGTTTACTTTACTCAGGATCTTCCTGGGCCGTTCCGTTCCCATGTAGGCTTACTTACGTATGGCGATGACAATGTTATGGGAGTCAATGAAATGGTGAGAGACAAGTTTAACTTTCAGACTCTTCACCAAATTTTAGGCTCTTACGGTATTGAATATACGCCAGCTGACAAAAGTGATGCTTTGACAGCAAACTTCCGGTCCATTGATCAGATTAGCTTTCTTAAGCGCACCTGGGTGCACTATGATGGTGGTGTTATACCACCGTGCTACCTAGCGCCTTTAGATAAGAAATCGATCATTGGGCCAATGATCACCTGGTTGAGATCATCTTCTATTACGAAGGATGCACAATTGTGTGCAACTTTCTATAGTTGCTTAAC